TCTCGTCTATCTTCTGCTTCATCGGCTCTTGGATGTGCCACTGAAGCGCAATAGATCCGTCTTCTTTGTATGCTGTGCTTAATCTTTTTGTAGCAAAACCTGGCGCTGCTTGGTGCCGCATGTCAAACGATGGCGCATAGCCTTGTTCCGCTGCTTTTTTGTGCACCCGACCAATCGTCTCGCTGATGCGACGCGGGTGTCTTCCAAGCTGGCGACTGATTTCAACCTGCGACAAACCTTCGATGTGCAGTTGCAACACCTCTCTCTGATGGTCGGTTGTGCAAAAATCTAAATGTTGTTCAAGTGATTTAACTGGCATCAGGGTCTGCCTCTGCCATGACGAGACGTATAGCCTCGCCCAGCAAACTTCCTGCAACCGCTGGCAGGCTATCAAATTCGCCTGCTGCATGAGTTTGGATTTCGTAGACATCCTTCTCGACCGCTTCAAACACGATCACGAAGCCGCTGATTTTGTTTAGCTCTGCCGCTTGCAACAAAGTCTTTAGCGCCTCACAAGTGTCTCTCGCCCATTTCTGATGTGGTGTGATATCGCCCATTGATAAGCTCCTTTATCACCTTGATGGCCCTCCCCTTGCGAACGTCATCGCTCGTAAAGTACAGGGGCGTGTAACCCTCCATCACCACTAACTGCATTTTCTCGCAGTCTTTCTGGTAGCCCTGGCCACTTGTGTGACCTCCTCTGCTGCCCTTGAACGTCCCGCCTTGTATCTCGATGGCTAGTTGTTCGATTACAAAATCCCACCTAAATTTTCTTTGAGGTATCAGGCGAACCTCTCGCTCAAACTTTATCTTGTGACTCTTCAACTCAAGGTCGAAAAGCTCTTCGACTTCTGATTTACGCAACCTGAATCAACCCCTCGTCAATCATGATTGCCCAGGTTCTTTCCAGGCCTCGCATCTGACACTTCAATATCTCGTCCTTCTCGATCAGGGTTGGCCGTCTGCCGTCAATGATGTCGTGACAAATGTTGCAGCCATACACGGCGAAATAATCTTGGCTCTTCAACGCCATGCCTTTAGCCAAACTATTGATATGGCACAGCACAACCGTCTCTCTGTCTTCCTGGCAATAGGGGAAGATCTGCAACGTGCAGGGTTGACCCTTGGCTGATTTACGCAACTTGCTCACGGGTTACCTCTGCAAACTGTACGCCCCACTCGCTCCCTAGCTGGTAGATCCGTTCGATCAGCTCACTCTCTTCTCTTTTCGTGAGCTTGCTCTCGCTCTTAGGCACAAGCCCTGGCGCAACCTGCAAGACCTCTGGTCGTTCTTTGCTTAATCGTTTAGGGAGTGTCGGCTGAATATCGTAAGGCCAGTACGGAAAAACACCCTCGCTGTTGCGCTTCAAGATGTTGTCTTTCATCTCGCCTTCGCCAACGCCAACATGATTGGCTACCTCGCGTATGATTGCGTGTAGCAAGCTTTGTTGATCAGTTGATCGTCGGTCTTCTGCGCGTACAACGTCCAGCCTGCCGCCTGGCATCTTCTCAAAGAACTTATTGATATGCGCCACTAACATCTGAGCTTGGTGCTTTTGGTAGATCATGCAGCCTGACCTCTCTGTTCGTAAAACAAGGCCCAGGCCTGTCTTAGCTTGACGTACAGGGTTCCGTAAGCTCGGCTTAACTTCCTCAATTCAACCAGCATCTCGCCAGATTCGAGAGGTGGTTTTTCACATGGACGAATGTCCTGGCAACACTGCTCGATCACTTTCGCCACGAACGGTTGAATAGGAATCGGTGAGGTCACGTTCTCCAACGGCTGACTCATCCAGCCCAGAACTTGGTGCTCAAGCATGCGCTCTGCATTCTGGTGAACCTTCTTAAAAATATGCTCATTGGGTAATGCCATTTAACATCTCCTCCAGCTCTTTTCGTTGTGCGTTTTTTCGCTGCTCTTGACGCGGGTCGATCGGGACCACGTTTTCGGGTTTCTCAAACGGTCGTCGGTTGAACTTCTTCTCGTTGCGTAGCCAGTTGCGAGCGGCTGCCTTCCAGTCCTTCATTTTTCGATTACCAGTTAAGTGCCAGTCAGATGCTGAGTGGTGATCAACGAACTGAGCTGCGACATCGAACTTTGTGCATCCCTGCGCTTGCATGTACTCATAAACTTGTTTAGCCGTGGGTTGGGTAAACAATTCTTTCTTTCTTTTATTCTTTACTTCTTGTTTGTAGGTAGTCTGTGTCACACTCTGTGTCCTACTCTGTGTCACACTCTGTGATACATTCTGTGAGGCACTGTTTTGCTCTCCGCTCTGAAATTCGTCGTAATTACAGATGGTTATGATCGAAGTCAGTGGCGTAGCCTGTAAGGTAACCATGCCGTGTTTTTCTAGGGCTGAAATGAAGCTTTTTGTCGTTTTTGTGTGCCACTGCCAGCGCTTGGATAAATTCCTCTGACTCCATCCGACTTGGCCTCGATCGACATTGACCACGTTGCCTCGCACCATGAAAAATCCAGGCTTGTAGTTCGCCAGCATGATCAAATCCACCCAAGCTTGTCCCTTCGTGTACCGCTCGCCTTTCCAAAGTGCATGATCAAGAAGAGTCCTGTTGAGCTTTATCCAGCCGCCACTCATAAGAACAAATCCGGTCGAATAACTTCTTTTGGAACGCCTAACGCCTTTGAGACTTGCGATACCCGCTCTGCCGGTACACCGTTTGGTCGCTTTTGCCACAAATAAATTGCTTGCCGACTTATTTTCAAGTCTTTAGCCAAGTCGCTAATCTTTACTTCTGTCCATACGCATTCTGGTGTCACTGCCCAAACTCCTTGACTACTACATGGCACTAATAGTAATCATTTTGAAAAAGCTGTCAACAAAATATTGATTCTTGATATTTTTTTTAAATCAGTTAGACATTTTAAAAATCGAGTGATATAAAGTATCGAGTTAAGGGATACTTGACAGTTTGAAGCGATAAGATCAGGATTGCGGCATGGCAACTCTTGGTTACAAGCTGAAAAAACTTCGTCAAGCGCGTGAGGTGAGTATGCGAGCGCTTTCCGTGCATCTAAAAAAGCAAGGTGCTAAAGCAAGCTACTCAGCGATTCAAAAGTGGGAGAACGACGAAGCACTACCCTCAAAAGATAACCTTTCTGCTTTATGCAAGTATTTTGCGGTCGAGCCAGCATGGTTAATGTTTAGCGCATCATCTGAAGAGGAAAATTTGTCGAGCTTAATAGATTCGATAAAACTGCTTTCAGTAAAAAACCAGCGGCTCTTAAAGCGCATAATCAAGGCAATAGAGAATGACCAAGAGTATGAGCTTGCTGCTGCTGGAAAACCTAGAGACAGCAGCACTGATTGACCTCGTTACAAAAACTTACTTAGCAGCAGATTACCCCCCTTTCCGCTACGGCGGCGTCAACCACTATTATCTATACCCAGGTCGCTCGGATTTAGATTGCCAAAAAAGAATAGTCGAGATGCATCGCCTAAGTTGGTCTGCCATTTTCGACAAACGAAATTCAATACTACTTTGGCGCGGCCTTACGTCTTACTCTATTACCTTGCGATGGGGCCATGACATGATGAACATGTTGATTGATGAGCCATCGAATGATGCCAAACGGATCTTTAAAGATCTTAACCTTTTCGTCGATTTAAAATCTCGGGATGAAACATCCGTCCATTATTTGTCTGACTACTATTGACAATTTATAGTTGACAGACAATATTTTTTATTGCAATCTATGACCACTTTTAAGGAAATTAGGTGGTCACATGAGCACACACTATCACGCAGAATGTTTGCGAGCAGAGCTAGAAGCAGAAGAACTCGAGCACCAGGTCTGGAAAGAGTTTGCCAACGATTTCCTGCCCGAGTCAGCCCACCGATTTAGCGCACACAATTTAAAAGAGCTGCGCGGAACTCCAATCGGAGATCACCTTTTAGAAGCCTTCGAAGATTACATGTGGGAGGCGACCAACCCATGAGAATCGATCTTACTAATTACAGCGACGATATTGCTGCAATCATGAAACGGTATGCAGAAGCACAGCAAGATCTGCATGCCAGCACCGTCAACGAACTAAACGCTCTGATCATGCAAGCGCATTTCGCAGGCATCGACCGTGGAGCAGAAGAAGCAAAAGAATGTTTAACCAAAAAACAGGAGGTGGCGTGAGTCAGAAAGAAAGAATCTTAGAGCACCTGCAAGAAGGACGCTCGCTTAACAGGCTAGATAGCTGGCAAGAGCTAGGCGTTTTAGAAGCACCGGCTCGGATAAGCGAGCTGCGTAAAGACGGCCATGCGATTGTCACGCAACTGTCAGACGTTACAAACCGCTACGGCGAGAAGGTCAAGGTCGCAACTTGGTACTTGGAGAGGCGAGCATGATTTTGTTTAGAGGAGTTATGTACACATTCGATCAATTGGAGGAGATCTATGTCAACGCCACTCATTAAAGCTATTGAGGCAACTAAGCAGTTAGCAGAAGCTGACAAAACAAAAGTTAAAGGCGGGAAGTTTTACACAACCGTTCCGACTCGGGTCGAGATGTTTAGGGAGGCGTTAGGCGAAGACTCGCAGATTGTCACCGAAATTGTCGAGGCCAACAAAGAGTTCGTCATGGTCAAGGCGACAATATCTGTATTCGCTAATGGCGATTGGAGATTGTTGGCAACGGGGCATGCTGAAGAGTACAGAGCGAACGGCCCAATAAACGCAACGAGCGCATTAGAAAACTGCGAAACCTCGGCAATTGGTCGAGCACTCGCAGCCTGCGGTATTCATGGCGGCGAGTTTGCAAGCTCATTTGAAGTTGATAACGCTAAAAACAACAAGCCCGTTGTATCACAAGCGCAAGACAAAGAAGACGATCATGCAGATGAAGCACCTCAGCTTGTGCTAATAACTGATAAGCAGGCTGCTCATTTAAAGGAATTGCTTGAGGAATTTAACAGCGAGAAAAAGTTTTTAGATGCACATGGAATAACTTGTGTGAGCCAGGTTCCTAAGAGAAGTTTTGAAAAAATGTGCGCGAAGATAGAAGCAAGAAACAGGCACATCGAAAACTTAGAAAAGCCAAAAGCGGGAGCAGCATGATTATTCACACGGTAGAACAAGGAACCGATGAGTGGTTGAGCTTGAGGCTTGGAATGCCAACAGCATCCAACTTTAAAAAAATATTTACTGCATCGGGAAAACCCAGCACATCGGCAGACGATTACATGCACGAATTGATTGCTGAAGAGATGTCAGGTGTACCGACTTTCACAAAAGTAACGGATGACATGCAGCGAGGTTTAGATTTAGAAAACGAAGCCGTGGGCATTTACGAATTTTTGTTTGATGTGCAAACGGTAGTCGTTGGGTTTGTGACTAATAACGAGCAGACCTATGGCTGTAGTCCAGACCGATTTAATTTAGAAGTGAAATGTCCAAGAGACAAGAATCACATTAAGTGGGCTTTAGCAGACAAAGTGCCAGCAGACCACTTCTGCCAGGTACAGGGTTGCATGTGGGTTTGTGAAGAAGACTCATGGGATTTTTTGAGCTACACGCAATCAATCGGAACCTTTTGCACAACAGTTTATCGAGACGAAAAATGGATCGATGGCATGCAAAAAGAGATGGATAAGTTTTTAAACAAGAAGCATGAAGCTTTGCACAAATTAACTCAACAAGAAGGAAATAGATATGCCGGATAAAATTTGGGTAGATGGTTTAAGAGTTTATAAACCAAACGAGACTTCTCCAGATTGGGTGAAAGCAAAAATAACCTTGAATAAAGCCGAGCTTATGTCCTGGTTAGCTAATCAACAAGACGAGAAGATTAACCTGAAAGTCGCTGAAGCAAAATCAACAGGTAACTATTATGCAGAGGTTGACACCTGGAAACCGAAAGCGGCTGAAATGCAAACCCAAGGATCAACTAATCAGGATGATTTCGATGACGACATCCCCTTTTAAGTCATCTCCGCATGAGGCAACGGCAAAGCGCAAACAGCAGTACATGTTGCGCCGAGCCAGAATCTTAAACTCGGCCTGGTCTGATAACAAAATCACTACCCTTGCGGTAAAGAAGGAATTGAAGATTCCTCACTCCGAGGCGCTTACACTGCTGCGGCTAATGGTGGACGAAGGTGATTTAGAGAAGTTTCAGCCAGACGAGGCAGGCGCTGGTAAGAACCACGGTGAGTTTAGGAAGCGAGGAAATATCAACTACTGGCTCAGAAAGAAGTGGAGGACAGGGTGATCACTGAAAGAAAATTGCAAGAAGTGACTGGATACAACAAGAATCAAATCCGACGCAGACGGCAAAATCATTGGGTGGAAGGTGTACATTATTGGAGGGACGAAGCTGGCACGATTGTGTACTCAAATGAGGAGATACTGGGATGGCAAGAAATGACACGGGGGTGTATGAGCACAAAGGCAAATGCAGGGTGCAGTGGCAAATTAAAAATAAAAGAAGATCTAAGCTCCTCGACATACCTTGGACCAAGGCTGGTCGCCAGAAAGCAGCACGAATCCGAGAGCAAATCCTCAGAGATGAATACTTAGGCAAAGAAGAAGAGGAAAGCGCAACACCCTGCCCTACATTTCACGAGGTAGCGCAAGTGAAAATAGATTCTTTAGCCGCAGGATCTGCAAACCATCAGCGTAACGTCACATCTGACTTAAACAAATATTGGATGCCGCACTTTGCCAATGCGCGAATCAACTCTATTACCCATCTGCAAATCGTAGACAAGGTTGTAAACCTGGTACTCAAGCTCAATCTTTCGGCTAAGACCCGCAAAGGAATAATTTCAGCAGGGTCTGGCGTTTTTAAATTGGCAGTGACCAGTGGTCACATGCAAGCCAATCCCGCCGCGAACATAACCTTTGACAATCAAGTTAGTGACCCTGATCCGTTCACAGATGAGGAAATGGAAGCTTTGCTCGATGAGTTAAAGCCAGGCTTTAGATTGTTTTATTTGATCCGATGGTACGCAGGTTTGCGGCCAGGTGAGACGATTGCGTTGCGCTGGAGTGATTACGATCAGATCAACCAGAAGCTGCACATCACAAAAAGCCGCTCAAGAGGCATCGAAGGACCGACAAAAACACGTAAAGTGCGATCGGTGCATGTCCACCCCAGGCTCGCAAAAGCCCTCCAAAAAGCACCCAAACACATTACATGTGAGAGCATTCTGTTCACTTCTAGGGGCCAGCCCTACCAGAAAGCACAAGAGCAGGGAGAAGCCTTCTCACGCGCTCAGAGAGAGCTAGGATTGCGCTGGAGGCATCCATACAACGTCAGACACAGTTGTGCATCAAGATGGTTAAAGGCAGGGATAAAACCCGCGTTTGCAGCGCAACAACTAGGTCATTCGCTACAAATGTTCTTTAGGATCTATGCAAAGTGGATCGATGTTGATGAGACAAAAAGGCAGGAAAAAATGATGGATGCTATTTAAAACGCACACTAAATGCACACGGAATTATCAAGAGATAATAAACGTTAATTAAAACAGAGACTTAGATGGTGCCCGGGGCCGGAATCGAACCGGCACAGCGTCACGTTGGTGCAGTATAGTGCAGTGTGGTTTTACAGTATTGCTAGATCTTAGCGATAGCGGTCACTAACCCCATGCACCAGCCTGCACCAGAAAGCACGTTTTTTTTGCACAAAATGCACACAAGGGAGCTACTCTTGAAGGTTACCGATTGCAGTCCCACTAGAGGCCATGCCAGAGATGAAGGGGCCGACTACAGCGTCATAGTCGTCACCAAGCGCTCGCCTGACTCCAGACCCACCAAAAATGTTCCGAATCTGTTTTTCGTTATAACCTTGTTTAAACAAAATGTTGCCAAGTTGTTCAACAATTTCAGGCGTAGCTTGCTTGCGAGAGAACAAGTCAACGACCTTGCCGACGATGTTGGATCTGTTGGAGTTAGCGATCTCACGCATAAATCCTGGGTCTATCATCTGATCAAGAGATTCGCCAATTTGCTTTTGAAGCTCTGTCGTAGAATTACCCGTTACCGCCCGTTTCGTTTCAGCAAAGTTTTCCTCGACACCCGCCCTACGCAAAAACTCTGGAGCGTCGTCCCCCATGACCAACGCGATCTTCTTCTGAACAGCAGGAGGAGCACCAGGCCCGATAACAGAGGACAAGTCACGGTTAGCGCCAAGCCGCTCAAGCTTATCAGCAACAGACCTGACGGCACCTAGCCTAAACATATCTTGCTCAGTTTTGGTCATACCTTGCAGCATCTCCGCAACTTCATCCGCGTCTACAGCGTTACTCATTAATGTTCGGCCAGAAACAAGCGCATCATTTAACTCGCTTGCAGATGAGAAAATAGAGTTGGCCCTGATGTATTCTTCATTCTGGCGACCCATTGCTGCAACTAATGCATCTTTTTGCTCCATCAGGATACGCATCTGGTTTCTGTTGTTATCTTTTGCAGCCTTGCCAATCATGTCGCTCAGACCTTCTTTAGCAAACTTGAGATAGTCGAAACGATCTTGGGGTGTCATATCATCAAATATAGTCGCGTTAGGGTCTTTGATTGTTTGCGTAGTTCCTTCTCGTTGAAAACGGCCTGCTGGTCGTTGCACAGTTATGGTTGGCGCTTTTAAAGGCGGCCTTCCCGATAGCGAAGCGAGCTTGTTTGCAGCGCCTTGAATGTTTACGTTCTTGACTATCTCTCTTAGGTCGGGCGTTAACTCAAGACCTTTACGTCTCGCTAGGTCATATAATGGACCCGCCTGGTCTTGCCTTTGCTGCACAATATTTTTCTGCGTGTTTGCAAAACTTTTAGAGCTTCCCGCCGCAGCCTCAATCGTAGAAAGCAATCGCTGGTTCTGCGCCCTGTCTCTATCAATAACAAACTTCTGAGCTTGCTCACGCATTGGACCCATGCGGTTTGCGCCTGCTCTGGCAATCATTCTTGTGCCTTCGTCAAGATCAGCAAGCACTGCATCGGGACCAAGCTCTCTCATTCGCTTAACGGCTTCGTCAGGAGTTAAGCCGGTTGCGTTTGCGGTGTCTCTGATAACCCTTTTGGCAGCGCCCGTTGGAGTGTCGGTAGCTAGACTCGCCAACCTATTCGCGCCTGCTCCTAATGCCCTTCCCGCTATGTTCGCAATGGGTGCCGCAACTGCACCGCCAAGCGCACCGTAGCCTGCTCCTTCTGCTGCACCTTGAAGCCTTTCTCCAGCATCAGCAGTGCCTGCTCCATAAATAGCACCCTCTGCTGCTCCAGTACCGATTCCTGCAAGCGCCCTTCCTAATGTGGGGGCATTGCGAACGGCTTGCGACCCTAAGACTCTTGCCGCGCCAGCGCCACCAGTTAAAAGCCCTCCTGCAAGCTCCAAGCCCATAGCTAATTTTTCGTTATCTTCCTCGAAAGCCTCTCTTTTTCTTCGCAAATCTCCTTGAGAGCGATCATAAGCTTCGCTGAATGTTTGATCGCTACCAACAGAATCTATCAGTGCAGATATTCCGCTTTGCACTTCGTCTGACAATCCGAAAGTTAAACCTTGACCAACTTGTCGAACACCTTGCAGTGCTGTGTTGTATTCTGTTTTCGGTTTACCAAATTTTTCGTCGAGAACAGCTTTAATCTCATCCCTGGACATTGTGTCAGGGAAAGTTATTTCTTTGTTGTCAACTGTAACTATCGGCATAACAAGCTACCTTTATTCAAATTCGCCAGTGTCAGGGTTGTAAGTTAATTTCTCTGTGGGTTGCGCGGCAGGTGCTGCGGTAGGTGCTGCGACTGGTGTCACAGTCCCCGTCATTGAGGAAGCCTGAAGTTCTTGCCTTTCAAGCTCTAGCGCTTCGATAAATCGGTTGTAGTGGTCATAAACCGTCTGTAAGTTTTCAGCTAGTTGCTTTGCTGATTGACTCCTTTCCAAGCTTGCAACTGATGATTCTAATAATCTCAATTCCTCTTGACTCACAGCACCAAGAGCGCCGCCTGTCTTGCTCGCATCTCTCATTGCCTGCAATCGGTCGAATGCTAGGTTAGATTTTATAGTAGCAATTTTGCTTTTTAAATTAGCACCAGGAGAACCTCCTACTATGTTTCCTAAAAACCCCGTAAGACCCGCCGTTGTAGGTATAAAAGAGTTTTGATCATCTGCCAAAATTGTTTGAGCTTGTGTAATAGTGTTTAAAAGAACATCTTTACCAGCTATTTGTGAATCTAAAAATCTGCCGTATTTGACAGGATCATCAGACATTGATTTCGATCCTGACTTGCCAGTCTTTTTAAAATCAATAACAAACCTAGCAAACTCTGGAGTGCCTTCTTTCAACCCTTGCATCTTTGCAAAATCCATAGCTTCTCGAGTGCTTGTGGTGAATTTCGGAGTTGCTGACTTTGGCGTGTAATTAGGCATTGCTTCAAAACCAATAAACTTGCCGGTTCGGTCATACTTGGGCTGACCGTAGGTGCCGTCATTTAACTCAACAGGCTTGTCGTAAATGGGGTTTCCAAACTGCGCCATATCTAATGCAGTTTTTGTGTTCAAAAGGTCGTTTCTGCGGTTAGCAATTTGTCTACCCCGATTAGTCAAAAGCTCTGCAATTGCGTTGCGCTGCTCCGCCTCATTCGCCATTTTCCGGTCTAGCTGGGCTTGTATTTGGTTCTGTCGTACCTGCTCGACGCCAGGTCGATTCGCTACTTTAAAAAAAGTTTCTAGTGCCATTAAGAGCCTCCGAAAAGATTTTGGAAGATGTTGTAGTAATTTTGTCCACGCCTTGCAGATTCACCAGCGTCAATCTCTGCTGCATTTTGCATATAAGGGGTCATCAATGAGCTATAAAACTCATCGCTGCCAGACATAGTATTGGCAGCGTTCTGAGCGCCCCCAACCAAGGTGCCAAGTTTTTGAAAATCATACTCATCTCTCATGCGTTGTTCGTTTGAGAGTCTTTGATTCATATCTACAAGCTCGCCAGATCTAGCAAGCGCTATGTTTGCTGCTCTGTCTTGCAACTCGGTTAAAGTGCCGCCCGTGTTCAACCTGCCTCTTCCTGCTGCGGATGCCTCTGTCTGTCTCCGCATTTCATCTTGCAAAAATCGCAAGGTTGGATCATCGACGTTAAATGGATCGATGTCGGTGTATTCAATGTCTCGCTTGGCAGCTTCAATGAAATCTGGGAGCACTTCTTCCGCTTGCGTGACGCCCATGTCATAAAACGGTTGTAGCCTACCGATTGCATCGTCGTATTGGTTTTTCTGGAAGGCTAGAACATTTGCCTGAGACTCTGCCATCTTGTCTGCTATGTAACGATTGCCTGCTTCTTGAGCTAAGATTCCTGCCAGACTGTTTTCGCTTGCGGTAGTTGTTGCGTCGGATTGACCGCCGAGTATTGTGCCAAGCACGTTCATTACATTGCCAACGGTGCCGCCTATTGCATCGCCTAAAGATCCAATGGCATCGCCAAAACCAGAAGTGTCAACATTAACCGTTGATGTGACATCACCTGTTGTTGTATCTCCAACGCTACCACCCGCACCGCCTGCGCCGCCTGCTCCACCTGCACCGCCAGCAGAAGTAATGGCACCCTCTTCAATCGTTGCACTACCACCCGCGCCGCCCTCAACATCAAAGGCACCTTCTTCAATCGTTTGAGTTTGATCACCAACCTCTACCGTTGAACCTGCAACATCAATATCAGTGTCGCCAATGTCTACGGTCGAACTGGCATCAATATCAGTGTCGCCAATGTCTACTGTAGCTGATGTATCACCTACTGTAGCTGATGTATCTCCAACGGTTGCAGTCTGGTCGCCAATGGTTACATCTAAAAGGTCTTTTATCTCGTTGACCAAAACCTGTTTCTGGTCTTGAGACATGCTGCCCCCGCCTTCGCTACCAAGACCAAACAAACCTAAAAGAAAATTTACTAAGTCGCCAGTACCGTCGTCTGCGCCTTCAACGAGGTCTTGTTGCAAATCCCATGTGATAGGAGTGCCTTCTGGCAAGCCACCTTCTATATCCGAAACTGGCGTGTAAATAGGACCGTTCGGCCCCATATCTACAGTGTAAATAGTCCCGTCTGGCATTCTAACGACATCACCAGATCTAAACACACCACCTTCATCTGGTGTATCTAAAACCCACTGACCATTGCGGTAAATATATTGACGGCCATTGTTAGTGTGCTTTTGACCTTCTACTGGGTTTTCAGGCCACATACCTGTGCCTCCTGTGTTTGTCCCGCTACCTGCGGGGTTGTTGGTGGTATCTGTTGAGCCGGTCTGGCTTTGTGTTGTATCTGCTCCGCTGCCTGCGGGGTTTGTCACTGGGTCGTTGTTCACGCCAGTGCTAGAGGTCGATGTCACACTGCCGTCAGGGTTTACCTGTACGCCAGAGCCTGGCAATTGATCGACGTTTGTTTGCGTTTGGTTTGTGTTGGTTTGATCGTAAATAACAGCGTGATCACCAGGTCTGTTATCTTCTAACCATCCCGCAAAGTCTGGCAGCCCAATAATTGACCTTACGCCTCTGTAATCGAAGTCGCCCCATAGCACGTTGATTAGGTCATCAACTTGTTGATTGCCGGTAAGCTCTGGACGTTTAACCATCCCGTCTTCACCGTTCTGATTCAACTCATCAAGAACCTGCTGAATAACTTTGTTCTGCTCGTCGATAACCTGGGCATCAGTTAACGTGCCTGCGATCTCACCGATTGCGTTGCTGGGTTCGTCGCTGGTAGTACCGTCAAAGCTGCCTTGTAGGCCAAGCTCGTTCAAAAACTGCTGCGGGGTGTATTCCTTTGTTGCAGCGCTTCCAGTGAAACCGAATGAACTTAGATCAACAATAAACTTGCCCGTGGATGGGTCGAACGTTGCCGACAAGCCAAAGTCTTGTGATGCCCTTGCGTTGTTAAACCGATCAACTAATTGGTCAGATGTGAAAGCAGTGTTCTCAGCGTTGAGCCTTTCTGCTTGCGCTGGTATCTCTTGGAATTGCTGTTCACTCAGACCAAAAGCTGTCGCTATTTGTAAAGAAGGCAGCGTGTCGTTTTCTCCAAAGATAGCATTGAAGAACGCCGGTATTTTTCCAGAAGAAACATCAAAACCTAAGTCACTCAAAATACCGACTTTGAGTGGATTATTAATAACTTCATTGCCGTTATAGATTTGCGTTTTTATTTCTTGCAGCGCTAAATTTAGAAAAGCAGCCGCTGTGTTGTCTAAAAGCCTTTGCAACGTTTCGGTTGTTTCGTTTGCCTTTTGGTTCCATAACCCATCAAAATTTGAATCTTCTGTTGTTCCAGGCGTAGGATTTGTCTGAGGCATACCTGGTAACAAATCTAAATACTCACTCATACCACTACCCACTCACCAGCAGCGTCAAGGTAGATGCAACGCAAAACATCGTAGCGAGAGGCAATCGATTTTGACGATGCCCCATCAATTGTCTCTGTTCCTTGCGTGTCAACGGTGACTGCTCCTGTTCCCATGCGCTTAACCACAACCTGCTGACCGTCTGCTGGCTTTTGATGCAGGCTGACTGTAATGCTCGAGCCTGAGTCAACGTCCACGACCTCATGCCCAGCGTTGCCGGTGGTTATGTAGTTTGCGGTTTGTTTAGAGTAGAAAGGTTTGATTAAGGTGTGATGATCGATTACTACTTGGCGAAGCTGCTCTGCTTCCAGGTTGACCGTGATCACGTTTGGATCACGCAGTCTTCTTGTTGTCATTTTCTAATAAGCTCGTTGATGGCCTTCCATGCCTCGACCATTTTGCTTTCTAAAACCTCTAAACGATTTAAGATTCGACCGATGGTAAGAACCAAAATGAATAAACCCGCTGCTATAGGCCAACCACTTACGATTATTTCCCAGGTTTCCATTTGTGTTTTATCCATTTTTTCCAACCTTGCTTGTAACTTTTTACATCGACGTATAAAAATACAGCCCTGCGACTAACAAACCGACACAAGTAGCGCCCCAGCCGAAAATGATGCCTACTAGCTTCATATTTTCTTTAAACTGCCTGCGCTGCATCCGAATCTTTGCAACTTCCTTTTCATGCGCCAGCCTACTTTCTTCCATGCGCCTTTTTATGCTGTTGTACAAATCACCTTGGCCTTGCATTAAACAAATGTCTTGCAACTGCCTATCAAAATTTTGAAGCTGCCTAGTAATACTTTCCATCTTTAGCGCTTCTTGGTAGCTCATTTTCCCTGCGCCTTTTTTTTCAGCGTCCCGAGCTTTTTCTGTTGCGTTGGCCCATCGCCCTATAACCTGGCTTAGATCACCTCCGTGTCCTTTAGCTTCTTTTAATGCCTGGATAGCTGAGTTGACGGATTGAACTGCTCCGATCGCAGCGGAAATTTCTGCAATCATAAATTTTTAACGTCGCTGCTTTTATCTCCCCTTTTAAATATTTTTTGAACCGTGTCACTCTCCCAAATTCTAAGAGCCAACCAGATGATGGAGAAAAGAGATGCTACCGATGGAAGCCAGCCAGCCAGGGTGGCGACAGTGCCTCCGACTGCCACACTATCCATTACTGTTTTGGCTTCCTCCTGCATCACTGGTTCTTCGCGTTGCCAAAATTAATTGCTAGGGCATTGACCACTGGAAGAAGATATTTAGCCACAAACGCATCGTCTTTCTTGCTGGGCGTGGCCGCACTTATTGCGGATGCCAGGGTCACCACGGCGGTTATTATGTTGAAGGCTGATAACAGGAAGTCCATTACCACGGTACTCCTGCTGCTTGAGTTGGATTCTTGTCTGCTTCAATCTGAGCAGCCAGAGATGCCTCAATCGCGTCCTTATCTACTTCTGCTTGCACCCAGCCAACTACGTCTGCTTCAGTCAGCGAGTCATAAGCAATAAACCCAGAAGCAGAAGGGTCTGGTGTAAAGCCTACAGTGCCGTAAGATGACGCAGAGACGTCACCGTCTACCGCAGTAGCTCGCCAGTGGGCTACTACTACGCCACCCGCTAAGTCGCCCTGTAACTCACGTTCTAAAGTTGATATGGACCAAGTTGTCATTTGTTTCTCCTGTTAAGATTCTAGTTGTGCGACTCGTGCGCGTAAGCTTTGTATTTCTTTGACAAGCATTGGAACTAATTTTGAGTAGTCAACGCCCATCATTTCTTCGGGGTCTTCTGGTGCTGATACAGCTTCAGGTGCAACGCTTTGTAGCTCTTGTGCGACCATGCCGTACTTCTGGTGTGAACCATTAATTTTCCAATCAAATGAACGTACTTGGATAGCGTCAATGTCATCAGAAGCAGAAGGCGCGTTTACGATGTTGTCTTTGAGGCGTTGGTCTGATGAGGTGTTGTAGGCTGTTGCTGAACCTGAAGAGCTTACAGTTCCAACTTGCCCGTTACCGTTGTAAAACGCAAGATGTGAAAAACCACCAGTGCTAGTTCCACGGCTCATATAAATCCTACCTGCCGCCTCAACGCTTACGCCAATTTGCGAATTGGCTCTTATAACGCCAGTATCACCCAGCACGAGATTACCGCTGGAATCAATTCTTGCTTGCTCCGCATAACTGCCAGCAGAGCCTCTTCTAAAAATGTGCTGATTGCCTTCTAGTTTTAGGTCAGAAGAACCATCTGTACTAGAAGTAACTGCATTGCCTATAAAAGCATTGCCTGACAGGTAGAGGTCTTTAAAGCGCCTATTAGTACCGCCACTGCTGTAACCAATATCAATACTATTGTCTACGTTTGCGCCAGTGGTGATGTTATGCGGCATTACGGCGTTGTTATCTGCATTGAATTGGATGCCTGTATCACCGGTTCCAATTGTCAAAGCAGAACTTAGAGTACCAATACTACCGACTGTGGTGCCGTCTTTATAAAATTGCACAATGTCACCGTCAGATGACAACCTATTAAGCAACAAATTAGTATTACCTGAGCGTGTGCTTGTAATTCTTCCATCTGCGCGATTTTCTACGCCAGCAACACTAAAGGTTGTGCTAGTTTTACCCACCAGAAAATTGCCAGAGGAATCAAACCTAGCAATCTCACTATCAGCCATATCAAAAATAGTTGCTGTTTGACTGTTTAATCTTAAGTTACCGTTTGAACCTGTAATATCAGCAGAAGCTCCAAAGCCTGTGTCTGTTAAAGTTATTTTTGGGTCATCAGAAGTAGATAAATGTAATATACTAGAAGGACTATCAGTACCTACCCCAACGCCTGTATCATCGACACGCATACGCTCCGTGACAGTACCTCCGTTGTTTGAAGTCTTGAAAGTTAAAGCGCCTAAATTTCCAGAGTATCTAATTGATTCTAATTCACACGTTCCAGAAGTAGCGTTGCTTGCGGTACTGTGCATAAATTTTATTGCTGTTCCAGAGCCAGCAGAAGAAGATCCATTGCGAAGTTGAATCATAGGCACAACAGCGGCAGAACTTGTCTTTAGTATTTCTAAGGGTTGAGCAGGACTGCTAGTACCAATACCCAGCGACTCCGCAGAAGCATCCCAGAACAACTTCGCAGTCGTACCCGTGTCTTCGTAGAAGCTGATGTCTCCACCTGAACTTATTTTTAAGCGGTCTAGCATTGTTCCAGCAGTGGTTGGTGCTGTTTGAACAATATAGCTACTTGTTGCGCCTGAGCTTGCTTCTTGGGCAATTCCAGTTCTTACTCTGACACCTGAACCTGCGCCAGAGCCATCTCCAGATTTATAATCAGTTGCCGCAAAAATAGTTCCAGATACCCAAGAACCTCCGCCGTCAGTATCTGAAATAACTGCAACTACAGGCGTTGTTGAACCTCCGCCGCCGCCACTGTCTGCTTCAACAGTCAAACCATCAGCAGTCACTGCGCCGGTTACGTCTACGTTGCCGCCAAAAGTAGCACCAGCGTTGAATGAGGCTTGTCCAGAATTTGACATGTCAAAAGTTGCAGCGGTAACTGTGCCGCCAGAGTCAGTGCCTTGAATAATTACGTCGCCATCGACTACTGAAGATTTTAGAATCAGGTTATCAACTGCTTTTGAAATAAGACCGTATTGTGTACCACCATCTTTGAAAGCAACCTGACCGTCAGTTTCAGCGTCAAGAGTTATTGTGCCGCCGCTATCAATCTGCACTGTTGTGTCTGCAACAATGTCTAACTGACCGTCTGCGCTTGAGTTGACGTAGATCGCAGCATCACGGAATTGAACCTTTTGAGTTGTATCAACAGCAATGTCGTTTGAGCCAGTGGTATTGCCTGCCGCAAGCACCTCAGACAACGTGTCAAAAGACCCAACCTGGGAATCAACATACGCCTTGATGCTTTCTGAGCTTGCAAGTTTAGTGGCAGAGGCTCCAGTAAAATCGTCTGCATCAAGCACCGCTGTGCCGCTAACCCCCGTGTTGAGAACAGGTGAAGTCAGTGTCTTGTTTGTTAGCGTGTCTGTTGTGGCCAGGCCAACCAAAGTGTCAGTAGCGTTTGGAAGTGTGATTATGCGATCAGCAGTCGGGTCTGTGACCGTCAGTGTGGTTTCATGGGCATCAGCCGTTGCGCCCTCGAAAACGATAGAAGCGTCTGAAAGCGTTAACCCAGAAGCAACTGGGGACGTTAAAGTTTTGTTGGTCAAAGTATCTGTTGTAGCTCGTCCGACCAGTGTATCGGTAGCATTTGGGAGCGTAATTGTTCTATCCGCAGTTGGGTCAGTAACCGTTAGCGTGGTTTCGTAATCGTTAGCGGTGGCACCTTCAAAGATAATAGAAGCATCAGACAGTGTTAGGCCTGAAACGGTTGGAGTGGTCAGGGTCTTGTTGGTAAGAGTTTGAGTGTGTGCCGCAAACACAAAAGTATCGTCGCCGGTCAGCAAAGGCAGCGTCACTGTTCTATCTGCTGCCAGGTTAGAGCCAGCAAATATATACTGATGATCTGCCGCTGAGTCGTTGATTTGAGGGGTGGTGAGAATCGGGGACGTAAGGGTCTTGTTCGTTAATGTTTGGGCGCTGGTAGTGGTTACGGCCTCATACCATGTTCCCAGGCTGCCCCCGTCATCCCGATTCCACCACAAACCGTTTGATTCTGTTATTGCTATTTGACCGTATCGAATTTCACCCGTTGCTGCTGTATCTCGTACCGCAGAGATTAAAACAGCGCGATCAGTTGAAGGTGCGTTAGCACTGGAGCCTTGCAGTGAGTAGAAGCCGCTCTTCTTGAATGCGACAGAGGTAGTATCTGATCCGTCTGTCAGCGAGGTCTTGCCGACGTTTGCGGCATCTGCATCGTCTAAGATTACCTGAACTTGTGCCGTAGTTTGTGTCAGTTGTCCCATTGGTTAGCCCTTCAATACTTGTGCGTCAATAGCCGCGTCAATGATGTCCACCTTTGCATTGGTGGAGGTTTCGACCCTTACAATGATCTCTCTGCATTTGCCTAGAGAGTTGATGTCGATTGTTTTGTTACCGTTTACCGAGACGGTGTTGATGGTTGTGAACGTGATCAAGTCTTTGCTGACCTTGACCGTAACGTCTGTGGCGCTGGAGGTTTCAACGTGCAGCTTGATCTTGTCGATGACCATCTCTGCCCCGCCAACGCCAAGCACTTCAGAGGAGATCAACGGCAGATCCTTTCTGCGCGTCATGTTCGCCCCGTCTTGCTGGAAGTTGTCGTAATCGAGCCGGTAGATCTTCTTGTTGATTGCGTGGGCCGCAAGCACCAGGTTGTAACCCTGAACGACAGTGGTCGTCACAAAGTCCTTCTCAAACCAAGATCCAGATACAACGTGATGGGTCCAGATGATTCCCTGGTTTGGGAAGATAAAGTCAACGAAGTTTTCTTGGTGCAGCGAGTAGCAGCTCACCCTGGCGCTGGTGAAGTCATCGGTGCCGTAGTTGGCCCAAGCCTCTCCAATTGCAGGAACATACAGCGGTTGATGTTGAGATCCGACGATAACGCCTGGTCGTCTGTTGCCATCAATGAAGTAAATCGCGCCGTCAATAGAATCAACTGCGTAGGTGCCGCAAATGCCATGCTGTAACACTGCCTGACGGTCTAATGGTGGTCGCCCTGTGCCGCTCGTAAACCACACCTCAGTGGTCTTTTCTCCGAACAGGTAAAGCAATTGGTTCAGTGAGAAAACGCGCCTGATGTCGTCAGGGAGAGCCTCTGCTTGTGCAAAGTCTAGTGCGCTGATGTCTGTGCCGTCGTTCAGAGCGGAAACGACAAAATACCCGTCAGGTTGGTCAAAAATGAATCGTGAGTCTAAGAACGCGACCGACTTTGTAGTAGATAGATCTGTGTCGCTGATCTCGACCAAGCCGCCTGCAACGGTGTACACATAAGCCGATGGGTTGCCGCCAGTGCAAATGATTAACTGGTTTGCGTCAGTAGCCATCACAACAGGGTTTGGCTCGTTCGATATGTTGCCCAAAAACACGGCATTACCGCCCGAATCAACGGAGTAAAGCGACGAACCTGTTACCTGGTACATGAGGGCGTTTGGACCATCGACAATGATCCCTCTGTCTGCGCCACCTGGCGTGATTGATACCTCAATGGTGTTGCCATCGGCATCAGTGAATATCGATGCGTTTGTATCTGTAAGAGGCTCACCTGTACCTAAGAAGTCAGCAAAAGTAACGTATCCAGGCACCTGCCTGTATCCCCGCAATGTATGCGGGTAAATGTTGAGCACTTGCTGTCGGTTAGCATCGAGCCTGGTGCTGTTGTAGCTCGATTCTAGTTGGACATCTGCTCTCATATATCAGTATTCACATCGTAGTTTGATTGATGGAACGTGAACGCTAGGTCCGACATATCAACAGAGATGTCGATGCTGATGTCACCCTCAAGCCGGTCTTTTGTTTCTTGTGCAATCACAAAAACAACCTGCGAGGGATCGATACCGAAGTCGCTTGAGATCTCGACGGCCAGGTTGTAGCCGAGCGCCCGAATTGTTCCATGTGGAACATCTAGTGTTTCAGTCAAAGTCGTAGGTGCAGGAATGTTGCAAAGCCCATCC